GATATTTACGAAGAGCCGAAAGCAAATAACTATTACATACTAGTCGCTGACGTTGCTAGAGGCGTTGGTGGTGACTACTCTGCGTTTGTTGTTGTCGATGTGACACAGATGCCATACACCGTCGTAGGTAAATATCGACACAACAAGATTTCTCCGTTATTATATCCAAATATTATAGAGAAAGTAGGTAAAGACTATAATGATGCATTTATTCTAGTAGAAGCAAATGATATTGGGCAACAGGTTCTCACTATTCTGCATCAGGAAAATGAATATGAGAATATATTCACAACAGTCACAGAGAACAACAGACAATACATAACTCCTGGCTTCGGTAAAGCAGCGCGATTAGGTGTAACTACATCTAAAGCAGTGAAGAGACAGGGGTGTTTTAGTTTCAAAAGTTTGATGGAAGAACGAAAACTTCTTTTATTTGACCCAGAAATTATATCAGAGCTATCAACGTTTATTGAACGAAGTGGTTCTTATCAGGCTGACGAAGGTTACAACGATGATTTAGCAATGTGCTTGGTCTTGTTTGGCTGGGTTACAACCAACACATTTTTCTCGGACTTGACAAATGTTAATGTTAGAGAAGGTCTGTATAATTCAGAAATGCGGGCAATTGAAAACGATTTGACACCTTTTGGAATTATTGATGATGGACAACAGCAGGAAATGGAAGTGATGGGTGGAGATTTGTGGTTATTTGAAGAACCTAAATTACTAGATTTATAAATAAACAAAGTAATATAATATAACGCTAACTTAATTCGAGGAGAATAATATGGCTTTTCAGCTTTCCCCTGGCGTTCTCGTACAGGAACAAGATGCCTCAAACGTAGTTCCCGCAGTCGCAACCACTATCGGTGGTTTTGTAGGCGACTTCAATTGGGGTCCTGCAGATGAGATCATCACAGTTGCAAGTGAAAATCAACTGGTAGAGAGATTCGGTAAACCAAACACAACAGCAAATGTAGACTTTTTAACAGCCGCAAGTTTTCTTGCATATGGATCGGCTCTTAAAGTAGTACGAACAGTGGGTGCTGCTGCTAACGCAACTGCAAACGGCGGCGCGTTGCTAGTCAAAAACGAAGATGCTTTTGAAGCACTCGGTGCCCAGACTGTAGGTGTCTTTGCAGCTAAGTACCCAGGTTCTTTGGGTAACAGTCTCAAAGTAGCAATGGCAGACTCTACTACATTCAGTAGTGGATCTATTGCTTCTATTGCAGTTGATACTGCTGGTTCAGGCTACACAACTGTTCCTGATGTGGTAGTGGACGCCGCGCCATCTGGCGGTGTTACTGCTACAGCTACAGCGGTACTTGCCGGCGATACAGTAGGTTCGATAACCGTTTCGTTTGCTGGCTTAGGATACACAAGTGCTCCTGCTATAACATTTACTGGCGGCGGCGGCACCGGTGCAGCGGCTACAGCAACAATGGTTACAGCTTGGACTTACGCAAATCAGTTTGATGATGCTCCAGGAACATCTGTATACGCTGCTAATAACAGCACATCACTAGATGAGATACACGTTATTGTTATCGACGAAGACGGCGCAATCACAGGTCGTGCAGGAACAGTACTAGAAAAATTCGCAGGCGTCTCTAAAGCATCAGACGCTAAAGATGATTCTAATCAGTCTAATTTCTACAAAGATGTAATCAACAATCGTTCTAAGTGGATTTGGGCTGTTACGAAACCAAGCAATGGCACGGATTGGGACACATCTACAGTAGGTAACGCAGCATTTGTTACTTTGCTTTCAAGTGACAGCGACTTAGATAATTCTCTAAGCGCAGGCGCAGATGCTGCACCAAGTGACGGTCAGTTGACATCTGGATACGATCTTTTTGCTAACGATGAATTGGTTGACGTAAACCTTCTTATCGGCGGTCGGCACAGTGCAATAGTACAAGACGCTATCATTGATAACGTTGCTGAAGTACGCAAAGACTGCATGGTGTTTGTATCACCGCAGTCAGCATCTGTAGTGAACAACGCAGGCAGTGAA